TTCACCCTGAACCAAGCGGTAACGCAGGAAGACATCCTTGTATCTGTCGACGGGGTTATCCAAGAAAGCGTGGATGCGTTTAGCGTTCCAGATGGCACAACCCTGACATTTACAGCAGCGCCGTCCAGTGGCACCGGCAACATCTTCGTGATCTACATGGGTGTGGCAGCATCGTCCGTAACACCGCCAGATCAGAACAAGGGCAACTTCAAGGGTGGTGGTCTGTTCCGCACTAATGCACAGAGCTTAACCAGCAATATAACCATCCTTGCAACGGAGAACGCAAACGTGACAGGTCCGTTCACTGTAGCCAGTGGCGTAACCCTGACCGTTGAAAGCGGCGGGACATTGGTGACGTTATGAGTACGTTGAAGGCAGATACCATACAGAGTACAGGCGGCGGTGCGGCTACGCTGACGAAGCAAGAAGCAACAAAAGTGCGTTGTCTCTTCAATGGAACTGGCACGATTGCAATTCGTGAAAGTTTCAATTCATCTAGCCTAACAGATGTCGGCACAGGAATATATAAAGTCAATTATACAAATAACACATCGTCAACGGATACTGTTACCACTGGTTCAAATATTGGTGACGGAACCACAAGTGATAGAACAAACGGTCAGGTTGGAGCATATGGTTCAGTGACAACTGCCTTAACGTACTTTACGACAAATTACGATAACAATGCGTACACTGACTATACGCATGTTGGCGTAATTGTTCACGGAGACCTCGCATGAGTACCATTCTTGTTGACACCATCAACCAGAAGACTAGCGGCAACGGGGTGACTATTCCGGGGCATGTAATTCAGGTCGCGCATAATAAATGGAATACCGCTTCTACGACCACATCAAGTTCATTGTCCGATGTTTCGGGAAGTAGCTTTACGTTTACGGCCAAGCAAGCGAATAGTAAGTTATACATCTCAACAGATGTTTCAATAACGCAAACACGGACTGCGACGAACGCCTTTGGTGGCTACGAATTGAACATTGATGGTTCGGTCATAGAGGGAGCTGGTGCTACTTATGAATTGGGTATGACGTCGGGCGGCGCTAGTTCAGCAAACTTATATCAACGAGCGTCAAAGTCATATTTTATTGACGCATCTAACACCAACGCAAAAACAATCAAGTTGCAATTTTATGCGGAAACAAATGCAAACTCAGGCCAAACCAGAATTAATGTAGGCGGTAATTTTTATAGTGCAATAACGGTTATGGAGATTGCCCAGTGAGTAGCGTACTAAAGGTCAATCAAATTCAGCTTTCTAATGGCAACACACCAACCATCGGTGACTTAGGGCTAAACGATACTCATTCTGTTTTGCAGACTTTGCATACTAGCACCACGACATTTACTACTTGTTCAACTACGTCCTATTCAGACATCTCAGGCATGTCTCTGACGATTACACCGACCAAAGCAAACTCACTAATACAACTCAGTGGGGTGTTGTGTGCGGCAATTCAATCAACCGCTAGTCAAGTAGATGTTCACGGTAGAACACGAATACTGAGGTCGTTCACTGGAGACAGCACAGAAGTTTATGTAATTGACCTTCGCACATACGACTTCAATGGCGGCTCTATCTATGTGAATACAGGGCTTCCTTTTATGTTTATTGATCAACCAAACACTACATTAGCTGTCACTTACAAGTTCCAAGGTAAGGAAGTGTCTGCTGGCTGCACCAGCATAGATTTCAACGCAGAAGCCGAAAATAGATGTTCATTTATAATCCAAGAAATAGCCGTGAATTGAGGAGCATGTAATGGCAACAGTAGCAAACGCAATCGTAGCCCTTATCCCTGACGAACAGTGGGTGCTACGCGGTGATCCTAAGACAGAGGATGAGTTCAATGCCATGTTCCGCAAGGTCACTGGCGCAGACGCCAACGGTTCCGCTATTGAGTCCAGCAATTCTGACGACTTTGGCGTAACGTGGTCGCAGATTACCGCCAAGCAGACGGCGCTTGATAATGCGGCTCCTATGGAGGAACTTCGCCGTCAGCGCAATGGAAAGCTGGCTGATACAGACTTCTATGCACTGTCTGACGTAACTATGTCAGACGCCATGACTACTTACCGTCAAGCCCTTCGTGACATCACTACTCAGACTCCCAGCCTCGACAGTGATGGCAACTTGACCGGCATCACTTGGCCGACGAAACCATAGGGACGCATAATGGCATTCGGCACACTCAAAGCAGATACCCTGACGCACTCGACTGCGGGTTCGCTGGCTACGAATTATGTGGTCAATGGTAGTGCGAAGGCATATTACCACGTCAATGTTGGTGGGGATACTATTCTAGACAGCTTAAACATTTCATCTCACGACGACGATGGTGAGGGAGATGGTGGTATTCATCTGTCATCTAGCATGGGGTCAGCAAATTACAGTTGTGTTTTGAATTGTGATGATGCTGGAGCCGGTTCCACAATCCTAAACTCTGATGTCACTAGAGACAGCCAAGCTGCCGGAACATTTGACTATGAAGTTGTAAAAGCTAACTCTACGACAAATAGAACTAATCAGGATGCAGTCAGATTTGGTGTAATGCACGGAGACCTCGCATGACAGTGACCCCAGAGTTTCAAGGCACACATCTATGGGACAGGCTCTGTTGGGCCAAAGAGAACCTTGACGGTGTGCAGTCAGACTATCGTGTCGTGTACGAGGACAAGGTAGACGAGTGCGCCAAGATACTGGTGCCGGACCCCAACTGGATGGCCTGTGCCTTGCAGGGTGGGATACTGCCGCCGGTTTGGGTATACTGGGAATTAGCGAAGGACGAGGCACAGCCCGACTTCAAGAAACATACACGCGGCTATTTGCTGCATAATACGGAACCGATGGGGCCGATGACCGAAGAAGAGGCCATCGAATATCTCATCCAGAAGGATGTACCACAGTCTGTGTGGCAGTCGTGGGACGAGGGCAACCGCCCGAAGATGGTGATCTGTCGGAAGGAGCAGCTTCCGGGGACACGCGAGTGGAGAAACGCATGGCGTATCTCTGATGAACTGGCAGCTTAAAGGAGCAGAAAATGCCGACAACATACATCTTAGATAAGGACGGGAATCAGATTGATGCCGCATCGGCTACCGTTCCTTCTGACCGTCACTTTCGTGGTGCATGGTCATTAAGTGGCAAGGTCATCTCTGAAGACATGGATGCAGCCAAAGTAATCTTCAAGGACAAAATCCGTGAAGTACGCACACCATTGCTTGCAGCAGAGGACGTTGTGTACATGAAGGCACTAGAAGCCGCCGACAGCACAGCACAGGCTGCGTCTGTAGCTAAGAAGAAGGCACTGCGTGACGCACCAGCGGCATCTGCAATTACTAACGCAGACACAATCGCTAAACTCAAGGCAGCTTGGGACACAAGCGTACTTGGCGACAGCCCATACGCATAGGGAACATAGGCAATGGCACTGACAAAAATTACTGGTGAAGGCGTTGGTGCCGTTGACAGTATCACTGTCACTAATGGTGGAAGTGTGCAATCTCGTGGCGGTGCTGTTACTACAGTAATCTTTGACCCACGGTCAAACGGCGCTGGGATGACCGGAACGACTAATGCAATTCTGCCTACAAACCAATCTGGTGCGATAGGCGACGGCACAGCCGTTGTTGACTTAGGTGCGTCTGGATACCGTTATAGAGATATATTTCTGTCGGGCAACCTGTATCTTGGCGGAACCGGCAGTGCAAATGCGCTGAATGATTATGAGGAGGGTACTTGGACGCCAACAACCTCTAGTGGAAGCTTTACAGTCAGCACAGCGAACTATGTCAAAATAGGAAGTTTAGTCCATTGCAATTTTAATCTGACAGTTACATCGACAGTTAGTGCTGTTGATTTTGGTGGTTTGCCTTTTTCTTCTAATGCTTTTGCCGGTGGTATTTTGGGGTTTCAAAACAGTGAGGCTGGAGAGGTGTATTCTATCTTTGTTCAAACTGGCACTATTTGGAATTTTAGAGTTGGAAGCGTACAAAAAGGCGCAGCAAATTCGAGCAATCTTAGAGGAAGTTTTAGTTTCACAACAGACGCCTAATAACCCCACCGGACGGTGAGGGTCGGACAGTCCATCCATAGGAGATAAAAATGGCACTGACAGAAGAACAAGTAGAAGACAAGATTGAAGTCGTTGGCGACTACAAATCTGTGCAAGTACGCACTGCAACCGTCATCAAGCGCGATGGCGTAGAGATTAGCCGCAGCTTTCACCGTCATGTTCTGCAATGCAGTACCAAGTCAGGTGACACTTGGGCCGATACTGACATTAGCGGCGAAAGCGCAGAGGTGCAGGGCATCTGCAATACTGTGTGGACGGATGCTGTAAAGACTGCATACCAGACTGCGATGGACGCACAAGAAGTATAAGGAACAACCATGCCATACATAGGTAAATCCCCAGAGTTTGGTGTTCGCAACCGCTTCGTGTATCAAGCCACGGCTGGGCAGACGAGCTTTAGTGGGTCAGACTCCGACTCGCTGGTGCTGACATACTCCGACAGCATGTACATGGATGTGTACCAGAACGGTGTGCTGCTGAAGCCCGGCACCGACTACACAGCCACTACCGGCACAACCGTTGTGCTGGTTACAGCGGCGTCCCTGAACGACGTTGTGGAGATGGTGGTATACGATGCGTTTTCCGTCGCCGACAGCTACACCAAGTCCGAGTCCGACACGCGCTATCCCTTCAAGGGCAACAACTCCATCATCCGTCTGAATGGTCAGACCATAAACGCAGACATTACGATTGACAGCGACGAAAACGGTGTGTCGGCTGGCCCGATTACGCAGAGTGCTACCGTCATTGTTAACGGATA